TAGCATTATAGTTTTGTAGAACTTCACTAGCTGTCAGTCCTTTTCCTTTATATAGTCTACTTTGTGCGTGGTTAGCATTAGAAAATGATGATCCTGATTTATTTTTACCAATTAAAAGACCCTGCCATGTAATATTTTCTGTAAATGAAGTTGACCCTGCCTCAACTGCGTTTATATAAAGCTTTAAAGTCCCGCTTATCCTACTAAAAACAATGTGATACCAAGTACTAACATTATTAGTTAAACTTTGTACTCTTAGAGCATAGCCATTTATGCCATCAGACCATAAATAAATTTCAGTATTTTTTAGTGTAAAAGTATAAGTATTACTAGCATTACTAGGATTTACAATTGTCAAAAGTCTTACAAATCCGCTTGAATTATTAAGTTGAATCCACGATTCAGATGTAAAATCACCAGTACCAACAGCAAAATCACTACTGTCAGTAAATGAAACAAAATCATCACTACCATCAAATATTAAATATCCACCATCTGTACTACTATATGAAACACCGTTTTCCAAAGTTCCATCATTTCCATTGCCGCTAATATCTTTCCAAGTTGTACCACTACCTGTGTAAGACATATTGTTACTTGCATCAAGATTTAATACAAGACCAGTAGTTACAATATCACCAAAATAATTACTACCTGTTGCAAGATAGTTCTGTAGAACTTCACTAGCTGAAAGTGCAGAACTATAAGCAAAAACTTGTGCTATTTTTCCATCCCATCTTTCGGAGCTTGAATTATTAATTCCTATAGATCTTGCTCCACTATCGTATGTATTAGAACTTGTAAAACTAGAAGTAGAACTTCCATTAAGATATAAGGTATATGTGTTAGATGATCTGGTTACAGTTACGTTATACCAAGTTGTTGTTGCTAAAGTTGAGGATGTAAAAGTGTCGATCAGTATTACATAATTGTCTATAATCTGAAGACCATATCCATTTCTATATCTCAATTGAAAACTACCACTATTGCTTACATCCGAAACTATAGTGTATTGAGTAGTTCCAGATGCCGTATCTAAATTAACCCAACAAGAAATTGTAAAATCTGCATTTGGATCAAACATATCTGAACTTAATTGTACATAATCATCAGTGCCATCAAAAACGATAGAACCACCATTACCAGAATCAAATGTAGCTCCATTTGTTAACGTACCATTATTACCTTGACCACTAATATCAGTCCAAGTAGTTCCACTACCGCCATAAGAACTGCTATTAGTTGTATTTAAATCAAGAACTATATTTGTAGATACAATACCTGACGTACCACCATAGACACCAGCATCACCAGAGCCTACATCACCCTGTTCTGAAATATAAAAAGATATTCTTTTACCAGAAACATATTTTAAACCATCACCACTTCCAGTAAATTGAAAACCATCCTGTGTTTTAAATCCCATTTAAGATTCCTTATCCCCCACTACCAGTGCATTTATTGCACCACCAGAACCAACAACAATCTGTATAGTGTCGCCATTAGTGGTCAGAATTATTGGAAAGTTAAATTCTAGAAAATAAGTGTCTTTTGTAACTATATTGACTTCTAATAAAACATTACCTGTTCCTACACTGCCACCATTTGGCACGATATGACCTTTTACGTTTACAGTTCCACTATGGGTGTTATGTAATATCAAACCCCTTACATAATTTGTTTTACTGGAAGCCACGGTCAAAACAGTAGTTGTAGAACTTGCACTACAAGAAGTAAATAATCCTAATCCTGTTTTTGATAATGCCATCTAAACCTCCTAAGTAAACATCATTATTTCAATCAAATCACTGGTAGAACTACCACCTGATTGAGCGACCCAAGAAGTCCCACCAGATCCATTAGTCTGTAAAACCTGTCCACTGGAACCATAACCTGACGGCAGGGTATAAGTAAGATTACCAGAAAAATCAGCATGTGCGGGTGCTTTTAATGATGCGTAGTGAGCATTACTGGATTCACAATACAGTCTAAGTTCTGACTGTGCGCCTGTATTTTTTATACCTAAAATTCCACTGGATATAAAATTCGAGTTCATATCCAAATCACCACCTAATTGTGGTGTTGTGTCGGAGACTAAATCTGTGATACCAACATTAGCATTAGCAGCTATACTATTTAATTTTGTATGGTCAGCATCAGTAAATACATTACTATCAGTAGCAGCTTCTACTGCTGCTCTAATTTCAGCGTCAGTTTGGTCAGCTGTAGCATTTGTTTCTATCCCTGATAACTTAGTCTTTTCAGCATCAGTAAAAGCATTTGTATCAGATTCTCCTTCATATAAACTTTTAATTTCAGCACCAGTTTGGTCAGCAGTGGCATTACTTTCAATACCATCAAGTTTTGAATGATCTGCTGTTGTAAAGTTTTCATCTGTTTGTGATGCCACAGCAAAATCTATAGTACCATCTGCATCTTGGTACGTTACTGTAATACCTGATTCAGTATTACCTGTAAGCATAGCTCCTACGACATCCTGTATTTCTTCATCTGTCTGATCAGCAGTTGCGTTAGCTTCTATGCCTGATAGTTTAGTTTTTTCAGCATCAGTAAAAGCGTTAGTATCAGAATTATTTTCGTAAGCTGTTTTTATCTCCGCATCTGTTTGGTCTGCGGTAGCTGATGCTTCAATTGCATTTAATTTAGTATGATCTGCGTCAGTAAATACATTACTATCTGAAGCTGATTCAACTAAAGTTCTTATTTCTGCTGCTGTCTGATCAGCAGTTGCACCATCTTCTACATTTATCATGGTGCGTAAATTTGCTGGAGTTATTTCTTCTATCGCACCAGCACCAGCGGAATCTCTTCCTAAAATCCTGTCTGTAGCTGACACATTTTGTATTTTGGCATAAGTTACAGCATCATCGGCAATAGTTAAAGCTGTTGCACCTGTCACATCACCTGTATGAGTTGCGTTAGTAACTTTAGCTGTATTTGCTGCTATTTCGGTATTAATAGAGTTTGCTAATTTATCAGCGGTTATCGCATCATCAGCTATCTCATCTACTGTTAATTTATCAGATTGTAAAAGAGTTTTTATCTCACTGGCTGTCTGATCTGCAGTTGCACTTGTTTCGATTCCATTTAATTTACTGTGATCGGCATCTGTAAATACATTTGAATCTGTGGCAGCTTCAACAGCAGCCCTTATTTCCGCATCCGTTTGATCTGCGGTTGCATTACTTTCTATTGTGTCTAATTTTGTTCCATCTACAGATAAGTCCCTTCCATCAACAGTTTGCGATCCAGACATAACAATATTGCCTGTCATTGTGCCGCCAGCTAAAGGTAATTTTGTTCCTATTGAGTTAGTAACAGTAGTTGAGAAGTTTGCATCATCTCCAAGTGCAGCAGCAAGTTCATTTAAGGTATTTAATGCAGAGGGAGCAGAATCAACAACACCAGCAACTTCAGTATCTACATATGCTTTAACTGATTGTTGTGTTGGTACTTTAGTTGCACTATCTGATGACATATTATCTTCATCAACAACAAAACTCATTGCAGCAGTTGTACTATCGCTATTCATTACAGCACCAGCAGCGTCTACATTACTTGCAGTAACTGTTGCATCTGAACCATCATTACCAGCAGGACCCTGAGGGCCTGTTGCTCCAGTGGCACCTTGTGCTCCTGTTGCACCTGTTGCACCTTGCGAACCTGTTGCTCCTGTTGCTCCTGTTGCTCCTGTTGCTCCTGTTGCACCTTGTGGTCCTTCGGTAGATACAGTTACTACTGTTGAACTGCCTTCTGTGACTGTAACAGCATTGGTAGTCTCATTTACTGTGACGGTATTCTTTTGTTCAGTAATTTGAACAGTATTCATGCTGTATAACCCTCTGAAACAAATATAGTACCTTCTAAATAATACTCTTTTTCACCCGATCCATTTGTAAGAAGAACATCATATTTTAATTCATTTGGAGTAAATGTAGCAGTTTGTGTATCTGTTAATGAAATTTTTACTGACCCTGCTGTTCTGTCTGTATAAGTAACACTGAAATCAGCATATTTTGTGGTGCGTGTTTCTTCCCAAACCTGTGCTGCGACAGTAAATCCTGTTAAATTTATTGCATTGTTACTGCTGTCTTTAAATAACAAAGGGATCGAATGATCTGATCGCCTCTGCAATGTAAAGTTATACGTTCCAGGAGAAATTGCCATTAACCAGCCTCAAGTGCAGCAACTTTAGTTTCTAATACTTCTATCTTAGCAATTGCTTCTTGTAGTGCTTTTGTTAATACTGATACGATTGAATCTATTTCAAGTGATTGTACTTGCTCTCCATCCTTAGTACCGCTTGCACCACTTGGAATAATTTCTTGTACTTCATGTGCAATAAATCCTTCTCTAGTTACACTATCAGCTTTAAAAACTAGATGATCTTTATACTGATAAGTTACAGGTCTTAGTAGTTTTACTTTGTTTATTCCTGATTCTGTTTGTGTAGTAATGTTTTGTTTTACTCGGTAATCAGAAACAAGAGCAATATTACCAACGTGTACATTATCAATGTGCATTTGCAATGAAGAACCATTCCAAAAAAAGTTCCAATCATTACCACCAAAACCTTGACTTGCTGTTGTTCCTGCTCTGCTTCGATAACCAGCAGGGGCTAATACACCATCTCCAATAGTTCCAGTAATTGTACCTGTGTTACCCTGCCACTGAAATGCACCATTCTCATTAATTTCATACCTAGCAGTACTATCTGTAGTAAAACGTATGGCTGAAGCTTCATCAGTTGATATATCAAGATTTCCTGTACCTCTATGCAATATTTCTGAAACACCATTAGCACCGTCATTTCTTTTAATTCTTAACCCATAATCTGAGTATGTTGAATCAGCAACTAAATCAATAAAAGCATTATCTGATGAACCAGCTGCAGTTATTTCTATTTTTGAATCTTCCCCTGCTGGATGATTTATAAGCAAATCACCAAATATATCAAATCCTGTTTCTTTAAAAACAGCAGAATTAAATCCATTACAAGATAGTCCAATTTGATTTGCATTTGGCCTGTATAATCCTGTACTTGTCGAATTGCTGAATGTGTAAGAAGGGTTTGTAGTGCTACCATCAGGCCCAAAAAACGCACCAGTGCTAAGACTAATAAAATCTAATTTATCAGTTGCATTAGCTTTATAAAAAGACATATTTCCTGATGATTCATCCGCATACCACATATATTTGTATTTAACTGTTGGAACTGAACCAAAGCCATTATTGATACTTATTGCATCAAAAATATTATTTAAGTCAGTCCTTACTGCTGAACCTGAAGCATTATCAACTACAAAATCTGATGGTTTTGCCATTTTTCTTATGTTTTTTCTATTATACTACCCTTCTCCATATCCGAAAGCATTATATGTAAATTGTCTAGCCACAAAACTTGAACCATTTTTAATGCTTAAAACAAACTGACTTGAAGTAACATTATCAATAGTAAAAAAATCACCTGTTTGCATATTATTAACATTTATAAGAATAGTTGGAGAAAAAACTGTAGTGCTTCCTCCTACAGCTGTTGTTCCCATAAAAAACTTTTTAATAAAATTAACTGTAGTTTGACCACTTCCAGAACTTGTTAAAATACCAGCAGTTGCAGCAGTATTATTTATACTGCTTTCTGTTCTTGGTTTAAAAAATACATTTACTCCTAATTCTTCAATATCAATATTTTCATACCCACTGTTGTTTTCAATTTCAACTTTAAAAGAAAGAGTTCTTCCTACTATATCAGTATCCCTTAATTCTTCAAATGTAGTACTAGGGGTAGCAGTATTACTGACTGCTATTTTAAAATTAACTGTTGGAGTTGTTTCAAATGTTGGTGCGCTTGAAGTAAAAATGTCAGGCCAAGTATCTATATTATCTGTAAAAGAATCAAATAATGTATTTATACTAAAACCAGATTTTTTTAAATGTGTTTGAATACGAAATCTAAATATATCACCTAAATCAATAGTATTTTGGAAAGTATAAGAACCACTAGATGAAACACCGCCAACTACATCATCAATAGTAGAATATGTTGTCCCATCAGCTAAAGCTAAAGTATTAAAATCTGTAAGTGAGTCAATGGTTGTTCCACTTGTAAGTTTCAAACCTCCAATACTTGAATCATAAACAACATTAGTTTTAGCTCCTTGAAAATTGTTACTATTTTCTCTAATTTGTCCAGCTAATAAAAGATCAGATGCAATTAATCTATTGACAACAACAGAAGTGGCAGTAGAAGATTGATTGCCATCAACATCTTCAAATTTAACAAAATACTCTCCACTTTTATACTGAGGAATTACAGCTTGATCAGAATTGCCGTCTACATCAACAACAAAAGAAGAATTTTGAAATTGAGTTGTTCCGTCTACACCTTCACCAAAACTTATTTTTACTTTTCCTCCAAATAATACATCTGGATCAGTTGCACGATCCCATTTTAAAGTTAAATCGTCACCACTTTCTTCAAACCTTAAATTAACTACATTTGTAGGTGCTGCTGATAAACCAAATGCATTTAAAATACGAACACTTGAATTTAAGCTGGTAATAAAACTTGAATTAATTGTTTTTATTGAAAATTCATATTTTCCAGCTTTATTATTATTAATTATCAATTGATTATCTCGAATATTAACAACAACAGGTTCCCCATCGTCTAATTTATGTGCAACTTGATAACTTCTCGCTCCATCGACATGGGCAAAATTTAATACAATTCTACTTTGAGCCCGCTTATTTACTACAATTGTTTCTTCTTTTAATTGTTGAATTTCAGGTGCTGGCAACAAGTCAAGCAAAGTTGTTGGTAATTTTTCAACATCAAAAGCTGAATTATCACCATCTATAAATTCATATTTATTGTCATCATAAAAAATTGCAGTAATTGTAAAAATTGCATTATTTTTTTGTTTAATATTTGTTATTCTAAATTTTCTATGTTGAATATTGCCTGTTTTAACAGCCCAAATTGTATTTACTTGTGGAAGTGGGTTCAAAGCACTTGAAAGTGTAACTGTGACTCCACTAACTGCTGATATTGTTTTTTCTTGCACCCCTCCATTTTTATCAATAATTAAAAAAGAGTCTCCAATTTCTCCAACGGAAGTATTTGCATCATCATCTACCACAACAACTGTTGAACTTGTAACTGCATTAATTCTTCCACTAGCTCTAATAAGTTCTTTTGTTCTATCTACAATTTTTATTAACATAAAAGGTTCTAAAACAGCTGCTGCTTCTAATCCACAATCAAACGTAACTATTTCCCCTTCAAAATGTGAAGAATAAAGTACAGACCGCCCGTATCTTATGGCTTGTTGGCGATCAGTTGTATATGAGGCTTGAATATTAGCTTGATTTAACCCAAATAAAGTTATTTTTTCTTCATCCCTAATACTTACTTGATCTAATTCTTGTATATCATTATTGAAATATGAAACATTAATCTGTGTATATTTCTTATCTTTATCTAAACCAGAATAGTTAAAAACTCCATCTATCACATTTGCATTAGTAAATAAATAAGAAATAGTAGTTTCTGGCTTATCTAATGCAATTTTTAATGAACCTTGTCTATAGTATAAAGTAGCTCTCATTAAAGCAGCAATTTCTTTAATTATTTCTAAGGCTTTTTTTCTAGTTTTAATTACGCCATTAAATGAATAACGAGGCTTACCACCTATCAAAACCGAGGAGTGAGCACTTGCTGCATAAAAAGATGCTTTATCAATCTTTGCATCAGGAATATTAAGACCATAATCTTCAGTTAATAGTGCAAACAATATCCAAGCTGGATCGGAAGTCCAATGTTTTGTCGTAGTAAGACTTGCAAATGTATATACATCTGGATAAATAATTCTTCCACTATCAGCAACATCAACAGTTACACCTGTTGGTATTTTTACTTTTATTCCTCTAATAAAATACTTTCTTTGAGGTATATTAGGAAACTGTTCAGCTGAATACCTTAATCCAATATATGCACTTCCAAAAAAGTTGGTAATGTTTTCTATTTGAGGAATAATTGTTCTGATACTCTGTATCCGAAATTCAGTAAATCTTTTGCTACCTTCTTCATATAAATTATTACCATCATCATCAAAGGGATGTCTACCAATAGCATTATTTTGTCTAAACTCAATATCTTCTCTTAAAACTTCAACTGTAATAGGGAAATTAGAAGTTCTTGCACTTTCGGTAAGATATACGGAGGAAGGAATTTCTATTCTGTAATCTTTACTAAATGGACCTACAGAAACCCCATTCATTTGATACCTAGAGGTTACTAAAACTGAACCTGTATTACTTCTTAATCGAATTTTAATTAATACATTACCATTCTCTCCTCTAAAAGGATTTCCTTTTGCACCGATTCCAAGAGGAACAGATGATCCATCATCAAAACTAATTTGTCTCAAAGAAAGCCACTGTAAGGTAACTATAACTGCTCTAGGTGTATTGTTAAGGTTAGTTCCAGCATTTATTGACTGTGTAACTTTATTAGCCTCTGCATTTCTGTTATTTTTTACAGTAGTATCACCTGATACAGGTACATTTTGACTTAATTCATTTACACCAGACATAATCGGCTGATTTTCTTGTGCTGTTCTAATAGCTAAACTTGTATTTCTTATATTTTCAGAACCGCTAAGGGATCTAACAGCACGACCATCTAAAAAAATATCTTTTTGTGCTAATTCAATGTATGTTTTTTCCTCTGTAGTAGTAAATTCTGGGCTATCAGGTGATGCTGGTCTTAACATACTTGTAGGTATAGCAATACTATTTTTAGACGGTGTTGCAAAACCTTCAATTTCTGCTCCATCAGATACCAAGTCTAAAAGAGTAATAAATTGTTCAGATTTTAAAAAACCAGTTGGAAAACTATCAACTATTGTTCCAAAATTTTTATTACTTATTTCTCTTGCCATTTCTATGCACTATCAGCTACTTGTACTGTATCAGCACCAGCACTGATAACAACAGAACCTACTAAACATTCGCCAAATACTAAAGGGGCTGGCCCACCAGCTTTTGTAGTATTAGCGTTTTGGTTTGTTAAAAAAGATTCTACCTGTGGATCTGTTGCGGGGTCCTCAGGAACAGGAGCAAGCAAGTCAGCAAGAAGTGACAACCCTGCAACAACTAAAGTAGTAACGAGAGCAGTTGTAACAGTCTGTCCTACCCATGCCGCACCAAAAGTAATTAACAATGAGAATGGATCTAAATTACCGCTTATTATAGGAATAACTTTAAGATCCCCTTCTCCTTTAATTACTAAATTTTTATACGTAATATCTAAATCATTCATCTGTACACTATAAAAACATTCAGTCAAATGTTGCTTAGTATTGGGATAATTTACTTTTATAAAACTAAAAACTTGATCTACATTTGAAACATCAGCTTCAAATTCTTTTACACCAGATAATTTTCTTAATGGGCCATATAGTTTTATTTTTCTTAACATGATTTTGTCTCCATATAATGCCAATTATCATCTTGGATAGAATAAATATACCAATCCAACATAAATATTCTACAATTTTTCTTATCTGCTTCTGAAGGCTCTGCACCACCTTCTACATGGGAATGTATAACTGCTAATACTTCAGCCCCACTATCTTCACAAGCAGCGTAGTCTAACGGGTCTATTGCAAAAGTAATCTCTTCATCAAGATGAGATGCAAGATTTTTACAAGGCAAAAAAAATTCTTTACCATCTTTTTCAGCCAACAAACCACAACCCTCTGCTGGTTTACATTCTTGAAAATG